GCCAGAAGAGTCGCTCTCGGGAAGCGAATAGCTATGAGTCCGCGTGGGGTAGCTGAGACCCCACGTCTGGCCATACGGAAGCTGAAAGCCCCAACTGCTGTTTGCCATAATCACAATGCCCTCATGAATAAGGGCATTGTGGGCTTAAGAAAGGCTTTCAAGTATCAGAGTTCTACATCCGCGTTAACGCCGCAGATCATGAGCGGCAGCGGATATTTCTGCGCAACATAGACCGATCCGGAGTCCGACCACCGCGGAGCAATCAGAATTTCCGCCTCTTTGCTGATGAGCGCGGGCGGCGAGCCGTAAGGTTCTGTTTTTCTCTGCTTATAGGCGTGAAGGTTATCCGCGTCCGGCCCCGCCCAAATCGCTGACGACTGGTAGACACGAAGCCGGACATTCACAATGTTTTTATCATGCCCCTGCCCGTAGCCGCCGTCCTTCGTGCCAACCGCTACCGGAAGCGTCTGGGCTTCGGCAGTTATCGGCAACCCAACCGTAATCCGTGATGCCGTGATTGGAATACTGACCGAGCCGCTTTTCACCACCTGCTCAGGCATCACCTTACCGTCCGCCAGAATGGCGACGGTCTCTCCTTCCAGATGCCCAAGCCCCGAAACCGAAGATACCGCAGAACCCGAGTAGGTCAGCCCCGAATCTACATAAAACGATTTCAGAATATCCCCATAGGGCTTTTCAGCCAGCCGCTCAATATAGCGCACAGTCTGCCCGTTGATCGTCCGACGGACTGAAGCGTAAAGCGCGTCATACGTCCCTTCCTGCACAGCGGCTACCGATTCAAACTCTCCGTGAACCGTCGCGTGCTGGTGCCACGCGCCGATCCCCTGCTCGGGCATATACGTGCACCCCAGCAGCGCCCCATTATCCAGAACCACCCAGACAATCGGGTAAGGCGCTTTCACGTGCGCCATATCTTTCACCGTCCGATTTTCAAAGAGATGCGCCGCGCGGATCGAAAGATCCCCAGTCACAAACCCCGACGCCTGCCAGTTATAGCCCAGCTCACGAATATGCCCACCGCGCGACGCCGCGTAGACGAGTGAATTATTCACAATCACCGGCTGAGCGGGTCCTGCGCCAACGTAGGACTGCGGCTTCACGCCAACGGATTTAGGGGTCAGAGCGTCCGAGTTCGCCGTGGTCACCCGGAATTCGGCAGACGGCGTAAGCAGCATAAGAGAAGTCAGCGGCACAATGTGCTCAATCCTTGACACATCAAGCGCCGCTATCCGGAACCGTATCCGATTGTCATCCTGCACCGGAATTGTGTAATGCATATCCGCTTCCGTTCCGGGGCGGGTCATCCAGACCATCTGGGGCTTCGTAAGCGTACCGGCGAAAATCCGGCGCTGCTCAAAGTAGGAAACCGCGGATGGATAGTTATTCTCTCCAAACGGTGTCTCATACCGCGGCGGCGAAATAGAAGCGTCTTCGCCGATGTTGTAATCCGTGAATGACGTATCCACCGTTTCCCCGATGTACCCATAAATACCGGAAAGCGTTTTATAAATCCTATACTTGGAAGCCCCGCGTACCGCATTCCAGGAAAGCACAATCTTGGAGGAATCCAGGTACACGTTGCCAACGACAGCGCAGGTTTTGGATGCGCTTGACTCTTTATCCCCGTCATCTGTTTCCACGATCGCCGTTACCCGATACTTGATGGTGTACATCTTTTTCTGCCCGTCAGTCGCTGTGGATGACTCGCATATGTATGCCCCTGAAAGCCCAAACGGAGCGCTGATCGGCTCTCCGAAATTAATCTCTACCAGCCGCCAATCCGTCGCCCCGTAGCGCCTCAGCTCCCGCGGCGCGTACTTCGGATGCACGAGCGTAATAACGTCTGCCGACTGCGCGTAATGGATCTCGAACAAATCATCCGCCGCGTAAGGCGTGGCTATCTCATACGGGTTACCGTCGGATGCGAGAAGCGTCGCTCCTCGTGTGTGGAACCGAGCGTACTTATCACCCAGCTCAATCACCATCGTCTGATCCACGGACCACGAGAACGGAATCAGGCGACACGGCTTATCCGCGTATTTCGCCGCTCGTACAAACCCAAACCCGGGGCGATTCTCTATCGGCCCCTGCGGAAGAACCAGAAAGTTTTTACAAAGCGCGAGCCCCGTCTGATACTTCTGATCGTCAAACCGCCCGTACATTGAGGGCGACATTTCGCCACCGGTGAACGACGGCTGAAGGATTTTTATAGCCATTTATCGCTCCGCAATCCAACGCGGGAGATGCCCACGGTTAAACCGAGTCTGCGTCGCGTCCAGCGCTTTCGCTTTTGCCAGATAGAAGAGATACTGCTTCCCCATGAAGGCTTCAAGGTTAATCCCCGTTTCCCCTCGGACGACGTCGCCCGAAAGAAACGCCGCGAGAAGCCAGGAGAGCGCGAGCACAAACGGGTAGGAAAAAGAAGTCGGAAGCGGCGCGCTGGTGATATAGCGAAGCACGGGCCCCAATTCATTCGTAAGAAGCGCGAAACCCGAATCATAGGCTGTCAGCTCGTACTCCTCGTGCTGACTCAGCATCCCCTTAAAGAAAGGGCGGGGCGAACTGACGCTTGATGGCGCCATGTCAATAATTCGGTTGAAATCCGCCGGAAGCCCGTAGGCATATAACCATGCCCCTTTCTCCACCTCCCCATCCGTAAGACGCGCAAGGCGCTTCCGCCGTGTAGCGAAAGCCCACGGATGCTCCGCGAGAATACAGCCAAGCGCTACCGGATACCACCGGGCGCAGGCCTCAGCCTGCTCAGATCCTTCAGGAGGATTCAGCGATGAAATCGACGCCTTATTCGCGCAATGCGCGAGCGCCAGATTACAGATATCAACTTCGGTAGCCACGTGTTTAACCCTGCCTAAAAAAGTGGGGCGTGTTCCCACGCCCCAAAAGCCTCTAAGGTATAGCCTGCTGTGTATCCATTAACCTGAAACTATCAGGCGGAAGCCTCGGACACCGGAGCGCTCGTGATAGACGCCGCCTGAGGCGCCGGCGTATTCAGCTGACGACCCCAGACGAGGCCCGCGGATACCGTGCCGGCGGTCGGAGCGCCACCGAAATAAGCTCGTACGTAGCGCTTATGCTCAAACGGGAACGGCACTTGAACCATCGTTCCAGCCTTAGGTGCGGAGAGCGCCGCACCGATCGCGACGAGATCCGTAAAGGAAGCGCCATCGCCGCTCTCCTGCAGCTTGAACTGAAGCGTACCGGTCACGTCGCCCGTAACGTGGAAGTATGCGGACAGGAAGCCGCTCATACCGCCCGTCGGCGAAACCTGCTCAAAGTCAATCATATTTGTCGACTCTTTGGCCGCCGTGAGCTTCTGGTTATTCGCGAAGATAAGATCATTATCAACAATCATTTCTCTGTCTCCTCTTAGGCAATGCGGGCTTCGCCAACTTCAAGCGCATCCACGCGGCGAACCGGAATACCGTCAAACGTCGTCACCTGCTTACCCGCCACATTCTCGAACGTCAGATTAACGTTCGCCTTATCACGGATCTGCTTACGAAGGAACGAACGAATCGTACGGTTACAGTAGAAAGCCGGGCGACCCATCGCCTGATTCGGCAGCAGCTCCTCAGCGTCCGTCATGAGATCAATCAGCTTCGCACCGGCGGAGGCGTCATTCTTCAGCGTATCGATATCAATATTGGCGACGCGCACAATGTAGCGCCAGTCGCGAACCACCAAGCCCACATTCCATTCGTAGTGAGTGCGGTAGCCCTGATAGTGACCGCCGTCCGGATCATCCAGCGTCACTTCGCCAAGATCCTTAGACTGGAGACCGCCAGGAAGACCCTTCGGGTACGTGCAGAACACCGTATTCGGAGACCAGCAGATCAGCCAGATCGAGGTAAGGTTCGAGCCCGAGCCGCCAGCGTCGATCACATTCACCGCGTTCTCCGGGCGAGTCTTCGACTTGTTCGAGTTCGGGATACAGAAGCGCGGCGCAAGCCCCATGATGCGAGACGGATCCTTGGTGAGATCGCCGTAGATCAGGGCGCGCTGGAAGGCCTGATTCATCGACTCAATGTAGGCCGCGTCCTCGGAAAGGCGCCACGATTCCTTATTGCCGTTGAGATCCGCGAGCTTCTTATCCACTTCGGCGTAGGCCTCCAGCATGCCAAGAGAATCGGTCACCTGCTTCGTGCGAGACTTCGACGGCTGAACACCGTAATTCAGACGGCGCCATGCGACAGCCGGAAGACCAGCGCGAACGGTTGTTACGTTCTCCGTGATGCCGGTTGCTTCGACCATCGTCAGGTCCTGCAGCATCTCGTTTGTCTCGTTAAGCATCTCAACGATATTCGTATCAATCTTGCCATCACTCGTAAGACGCGAGGTCAGATCGGCAAGGGTCGGATTAGTATCAGACATTCACTGCTCTCCTTAGTAATTCATGTTGCTATTGGGATAAATGCGGCGCTTCGCCACCGGCGCGCCGCTGCCGGCGACTCCGGTGTCCTGCGACATTGCCGTGCCGATCCGATAAAACATTCGGATAACTTCAGGATGATTGCCAAGGCGTGTAGCCTCCAGCATTTTCTGGAGCTCAGGCGTCGAGAAATTCTTGTACGCCGATACCGCCACCGCGAGCTTCTTATCAAAGTCCGCGCCGCCAAGCTCCTTATCAGCCTTCACCTGCTCAGCCCACTCGCGGCCGTATTTCTCCGCGGACTGGTTAAGGTATCCATCCACTGTCGGGCGCAGCGCTGAAACCAGCTTCTGGGCTTTGGCCTGCGACAGCCCAAGCTCTTTCGCAACCTCGGTAAATCCGCCAAGCGACGCCGCTGGAATCGTCTTGCCGTCCCCGCCCTCAAAGTCCGCGTAGGCTTCGGGGGCGCCTTCATCCTGCGCTGCCGCTTCTTTCGGCGCCGGCTCCGGGCTCCCCGCCGGCTCAGGCGACGCCCCCGGCTCCTGAGTCTCTGCCGCCGCCGTGCTAAGGATCGACGCGGATTCCGCGGGTGGCGTAGCCGTTGCGGCTGTTTCAGCCGGCTCCGTCGCCGCGCCGCTCGTGTCAGCGGCCGTTGCGGCCGCCTGATTAAGAGTCTCTTCAGCCATTGTTTTCCTTCATCATCAAAAAATACTGCTCGGGGCAAATCGCCCCGATATCCGCCATCACCCGATAGCCCAGATTCTTCTGCCCCTCGGCAAACGCCATCTCAAGCTCAGGCTGCTTGGAGAGCGGGTTATAGGTCGTCGCGAACATCCGGGTGTCCGAGAGAAACTTCGACACCAGGCGACGCCCCCTCGGGTCGCTCATAAGCCAGCGAAAGTCTGAGGCAAATTGCTCACGCTTCAGGCTTCTCGCCTCTTTCTGTGATTCTGCGCCCATGCCTTTCTCTCAAGTATCAATAGCCCGAAAACTGCTGGGCAATCTCGTCAGGCGTCGCGGACTGGATCCCCTCGCGGCCAACCGCTGCCCTGAGGTCTTTCGCTGTGCTCGCAAGCTGCTGTGCGGCAACAAGCTGTTGCTGAGCCTGCTGCTGCTCGGCTCGCTGCTCCCGGATCACCGCAACCTGTTTCCCCGAAACGATGTAGCGGGGATCGATGCCGAGAGAGTCCGCGTAAGCGTCCACCCAATAGTCCGCGTCGAATTTATCCAACGCCTCGGGTTTCATCTGCGCGACCACCCCGAGGTTACTGATGAATCGGTCAACGCCGTTTGTGGTGATCGCCTTCTGCGACTGAGCGAGAATCGAAATGAAATCCACATTCAGCTCTTTGCCGTTCATCTCATCAGGAACCGGCGGGATGAGATCCGCCTGTACCATGCGGTCAAACACCAGAGAAATCAGCGGATCCAGCAGCTCGCTGTTTAGACGATCGAGCACCGGACCCAGCATCAGCATCTTCTCCTCATGCCGCTCCGCGACCTCAGTCGCCGTCATGCGGTCAATCCTCTGCTCAGTCAGCATGAGGAAAATGTCTTTGTAGAACGCTTCATCAATCCTCTGACGGATGTCTTGAATATCGGGCAGCAGGTATTGAAGATTCAGATTGACGTCATAAGCCGAGCGCACAATCTGCGACTGCGCCGTGCTGTCAACAAAAATAGTTCCGCCGGGAACGATGGCCGAGGCGTCATCCTTCATATCCGCCGGGAGCAGAATCGGCGGATTACTCTGATAATCAATCGCCTGAGACTTTCGAAGCTGCTCCTGCTGCAGCTGCCTTAAATCCCCAAGGGCTTCCATACCGGGGGACGTTCCGTAGATATCGCCGCCTGACACCGCCCACCGACCGACAAGGCCGGGGAAATTCCGGAAGCCGGACTCGCGCAGAAGCTTTCCCTGCTCAGCCCCTTCTTCGAAATAAACCGACCGATACGGCATATTTTTGTTATCGAGCTTCCGGAGATCCCTCTCTTCCCGCGGCTCAATCGCGTTCACTACCGTAATCCAGGCGTCCCACTGGTGCTGGTCGTATAAGCTCTTAACCCGTCCTGAGCAATTCGCGTAGCCAAATTCCCGCACCATGGCGGCGACCGTCAGACGAAATTCCCGGTAGAGAGTGTCCACCCGGCCGCGGGCATCTGTCGCGATGGCGTACTCGCCAATCGTAAGCGGCATGCCGTGGACCACGTGATCGAAATCATCCAGAAGAACGATCGCTGAGGTGCCGAAGGCTCCCAGCTCCTCATACGACGTATGCAGAGCCCGATAGATATTCGAGCGGTTGAAGATCATCTGCATCAGGCTTGTGACGTGAGACATCCAGACTTTCACGTCATACGACTCATCAAGCTCCGGATCCATCGTCGTCAGCCGGAACCAGGGGCGGGCAGGCGAAGTAAGCCCCGCCATCATGCCGCCTGAGAGTGTCCGTAGCGCCCGGGTGCCTGAGTTATCTATGATGTCCTTATGCCGCTTATCACCACGGTTGTTATCGGTAGCGAGAAAGCGGCCGGATCTCGGCGTCAGCACCTCGCTGATCTCCCGCCAGTGCGGCATCCAGGACTGCCGCTCATTTTTAAGCGCTGCCCAGCGCGCCCGGCACCGGGTCTGAAGATCGTCCGCCACACTAGCCCCCTAAGAGCGTAGAGCCTTTCCCAAGCTTCAGGCTGTTGGCGTCTACGCCCGCCGCGCCGGTGAGCATCGTGCCGCCGGTATCACCGCCCGAATTCTGCTCAAGAATGGATTCCGTGTCCGGCGCGCGCCGATTCATCCGATTCATCTCAGCGGCCTGCTGCGCCGCCGCCTTTTCCTGCGCGTCCGCCTGCATCCGCGCCGCCGCCCTCTCGGCTCGGGCTTGCTTTTTCGACGCGTAAATCGCGCTTCCGCCTGCCACGGCCGCCGCCGCAAGGCCCGCGAGAGCCACTTCTATACCCATCGTCCTCTCCTAAAATTTCTTCCAGAAAACAGAATCCGCATGCCTGCAGGTCTTCGAGAGCAACGCCTCAAGCCTCGAGCCGTGCGGCGCGCTGAGATACGCGCCCTCGGCCCCCAGAGACTCACCCCGACTGAAGGCCGCCCGCATAAGCTGAAGCCCCGCCGCGCCGCGCCTCGACCCCTTCGTGAGAAAGATCGAATCCACTACCACGACCCACTTCCCGTAATGTGGATGCCCGGTCATAAAAGACATCGCCCAGCCGACCAGCACCCCGTCCTCGTAAGCGCCAACAATAAAAAGCGTGCCGGACGCTTCCGCCGCGCGGTAATAATCCTCACTGATACGAGCCCGGCCGAGCTCCGGGTTCCCGGACTCCCCCCAGTACTCATCCCTCAACGCGGGGTACGCCGGATCGTTGAACAAATCCTTAAGCTGAATGTCTCGAATTTCCATGACAGAAAGTCTCCTCCCTCACTGCCGGTTCAAGTATCCGAACGGGTCGTAGGTCCTTCGGGCTTTGGTGTAGCTCTCCGCCCGGGCGCCTTTATCGCCCTCGTACTCGTTCACCCGATAAGCGAACGTAATCGCCAGGGCATCGGCGCTGTCCGGCGAGTGCAGCCCGCGCTTCTTCATATCCGCCTTGCTTTCAAGCTTCTTACGGCCGCGGATATCAAAGGTATAAGTTGGCGACGTCAGATCTTCTTTCAGCTCGTCGTCCGCCGGAAGGCAGCCGCCATCCTTCAGCCACTCCACCATCCGCCCCCACATCTCCTCACGCTTCGCCGGGTACCGATCCGGATCATCCACACGCTGAGAGAAATTAACGCCTCGAACCGGAAAGCCGTCATTTCGGAGCACATCTACAGGCCCGCCGCCAACGCCGCCTTCGTCCATGAAAACATGAACCTTACGGAGCCCCAGACGATTAAGCCGCCTCACCTCTTCTTTCACGTGCCCGACAACCTGGATTGTGTCGAGCCCGTTGTAGCGAGTGAATCGGGTGGCATCTTTCCCAATGCGGGTACAGATCACCGTGTCGTCATCCCCAAAGCGCGCCACGTCAACTCCAACAACAGCGCACGTCGCGCTGTTTGTCGGCGGCTCGCCTCGAGCCATCGCGGCGTCTACAAGCGCGCTGTCACACCACTGGTCCGCCGCGATTGTCGGGAACTCTCCCCGAACACGGACGCGGAAGAAATTTGAATCCTCTCCGTACTCATTCTTCCACTCCTCAATCTGCCGCTTATTCGTAATAGCGACCGTCCGGCTGTCGATTTTCCGAAGATTCCAGAAGCGGCTCTGACGGTGGAAACAATTGAAGAACCGGCCTGAGTTACGGGTCGGATTGCCGAAGAGAAACATCATCGGCTCACCGTCCGTCAGACCGCCTTCAGCCACCTCAAAGATCGCGTCCGGGACGCCCGAGGCTTCGTCGAACACGTAGAACGGCGTCGAACTGGCCGCATGCTGGCCGGCGAAGGCTTCAGCGTTCTCCTCCTTACAGGTGATCGCGTCCACGCGCCAGCTTTCGGGCGACTCCTTCGCCCGGATCGATGTTGCCTGGATATCGAACAGATCGGCTACGATCGACTTCTTCATCCACTTCTGAATTTCAGCCCATGTTTTCGTCTCAAGCTGATTCGCGGTCGTCGCCGTAACAATGCCTTTGCAATTCGGGCGCGTCGCCATAACCCAACAGACAAGCCACGCTGTCAAAGCACTTTTCCCGATCCCGTGTCCTGAGGACACTGCGTATTTCAACGGCGGTACCGCATGCCGCCCATCGAATGCGTTCTTGCGGACTTCAGCGCCGATATCATCAAGAAGCTGGCATGCCCACTTATCCGGCCCATACCGGCAGCCAGGATAGCGGCTTCTCCACGGCTCCTGGAGCTCTACGAGTTTCGTGTCCGGCTGCTCGCCCCACGGGAAGGCGAACAGGACAAAGCGCAGAGGATCCGCGAAACAGGCCGCCAGCTCACCCGCCAATGTTAAATTGGCATCCATTTACGCCTCCTGATAACTTCCGCGGTACTGGTCGACGGCTTCGGCGTCCATCACGAGGAACTGCGCGAGGCGCTCGCCTTTCGGGAAACAGAACCAGACACCGTCCGCAATCGTCATACCGGATACCATTGAGCCGCGGTAGCCCGAGTCGTAGAGGCACGAGTGGATGCGTACGCCGTTACGCATCAGCGTTGAACGCGGCACCGCAATCCCCGCTTCCTGCGGCCCCATCACCACTCGCTGCGCAAACTCAATAACGTAATAGCCGGGTCCCAGATCCCAATAAAGCTTTTCTGAATCGTCGTAGATTTTCTCGGGCGGAATCTCTATCCGCTTAAGCGGCTTCTTCGTGTCGCCATCAAGTCCAAGCGTCCCCGGCTTTAAGCGATAAACACGGTCGACCCGCAGATCTACAGCGTTCGGCTGCCTCATGCCAGCGTCAAACGGATAAACCGAGGTCTGCGTACTAAGATTTACAATGTGCTTCAGCATTTTTTTCTGCTCCTTTTACTCAATAAAATCATCATCCGAATCGCTCTGGGACAAAGCGTCTTCCGCCGGCGAAATGCCTACATAAGTTCTTACGCTTCGCCATGCACCGTTAACTTTTTTATTCGCAACTTTCACATAGACCCCCCTCTTGGCTAACCGTTGCGTTAATGCGGTTTTCGTTTTGATCGCGTGCTCGTAGCCGTTAGCTCTCGCGAACTGAACCCAGGCGTTCCAAAGGCTCGCGGTATCGCAGGACTGATCAGCGCCAAGGACGCAGCGCTCGCTGATAAATTCCCCCAGAACATCCATGGCGCTTCGCGTTTCCACCATCTTGGACTTCACGACGGCCGGGTACGCGAGCCCCACACGGCGATATTCCTTCACACCTTCGAGCATCCAATTCAGAATTCCCGGGTACTCTTTCCGCAGCTTCTCCGCCCGGCGCGTGTCTTTCTTTACCCCAGGATCCTTATCAAAATTGCGGTTGAATGGAACAACGGCAATCCGTCGATGGATACCCTCGTCGTCCCCTGTGATCAACGGCATGTAATTCGTCACCATGCCCACCACCCACGAGGGCTTCACGCTCTCCGGGCGGCTCTTGTAGAGCCCCCGCGCCGTCACCTCGTCACGCGACACCATGCGCTTCACAGTCGCTTCTTTAAGCCTCGCGTTCTCGTCCGTCTCCGGAAGCACGACGAACCGCTTACCAAACACCGCAAGCAGATCCGCCCGGGCGCCGCCCGCGCCCCCAGCGCCGCCTCCGGTTGTCGTGAAGGTCTCCGCTTCCACTGTACAGGCGCTCTGCCCCAGGATCTCCCGGATTGCGTTCACGATTGTGGACTTCCCGTTGCAGCCGTTGCCCGTGAAAACGAACATCACCTCTTCGACTGGTTCCCCGAGCATCGCGTACCCCGCGATCCTCTGCAGGAAAGCCGCCATCTCGGTGTCGCCGTTAAACGCTTCGCTTACGGTCTGCTCCCAAAGCGGGCATCGGGCTGATGGGTCAAAGGCAACGGAGCTTGCTTCCATCGTGTAGCGGGACACCGCGGGCGACAGCAGGGCTCCTGTCTCAAGATCGATATCGCCGTTCGCGACGCCAAAGTACCGCGGCTTTGACTCGCGCCGCAGATCGCCTACGCTCATCCCCTCCCAGGTGCGAAGGAGTTTTACGGTTGAGCTCAGCGTGAAATAATTCTGTGACGTCTGGTAGAACTTGTAGAACCGCTTCCGCTCAGAACTGTCAGGCTCCGTCGCCTGCAGCTCTTTGTAGAGCAGATCCTGAAGCACGGGCCACATGGCGGACTCCACGAAGACCTGATCCACCACGGACCAGTGGACGCCGTTAAAACAGAACCAATTCTCGGACCCCCGGTCATAAATCAGCCCCGGACGGTAATAATTCGCCGCACGGGCCGCTATCCCCTTCCCGTTCAGCTCAAGCGCCGCGTCACAGTGCCGGCTGTTGAAGCGGGCGATTATCGTCCGCATCGTCACGCGACGCCGCCCGGCGCCCGACCCGAACCGCTCCCAGCGATACTGAAGATCGGAGAAGCCCTTGTAATTCGCCGCCCGCGAGCTCCACTCGTCCCACAGTGCCAGCGCTTCCACTGAACCGCCGAACTCAAAGTGAAGTGCCATGCCAACCTCGAGCCAGGCGTCGTAGTCCGCAGGATCCGTGTCCGCGATATAGCGCTTCGCTTCCTCTACCGTGAGCCCTACCGGACGCTGGGTCGGCGAAAGCAGCGCGTCGATCTCTGCATCCGCCTCCGGAAGCGACAGCGCCTCTTTATAAGTCTCCGCCTTCCACCCGCGGCGCTCTGCGCATTCCACGAACTTATCTCTCACCGCTTTGAGAAACTCGCCATCGACCAACGGGAGCGACCCCGGCGCCGTCTCTTCCAGACCAAACCCCAAGGCGCTGTCCCAGCTGTACGGCTTCCCCGTCCCGGGATGGATGGCGTAGGCTACGAACTGCTGCCCTCGCCCGAGGATCTCAAGCCTCGCCTTGCTGTCCCCTTTCCGGAAAAACGCGGTCGCCTGCTTATGAAGCCCCGCCTCCGCCCGGACCGGAATCAGAAATTTCGGCGCCCTGCCAACGCGCCGCAGCACCTCGCCCCGCGGGTACAGCTGATCCTCAGCCCACCGGGCGAGCTCGTCCGCCATCCCCTCGTCCTCGATATCAAAGTCGAGGCCGTAGACCGCGGTGCCCCCATCGCCTGCAACGCCGCAGAGGATCCCGACGCCGGCGCCCACTTCCGTAAAAGATCGGCAGGCGTCAGGTGAAAGCGGGTGTTTTTCCCAACCGTTGCCAATCGGCCGCTTTGTCCCAGGCGTGATCGCGCAGATCGGATAACCCAAAGTGGCAAGCGCCGCGCCCTGCTCTCGGATGAATGAGCCCATGTCACTCTCCCGAGAGCCGGCGGAATTTCTCATCCGCTTCTTCAACCGCCGCGGCGCGCTGCGCCGCCTGCTCAGCCAGAGTCGTATAGGCCTTCAGCAGCTTCTCCTGTGTTTTTGCCGAAGGCCTCTTTGTCTGACCGCCGACGATGAAAATAACAGCTGTTGAACTTAAGCCCGCCGTCCTGGCGATTTGCCGGCAGGAGTAGCCTTTAGCCAGCAAACGCTGAATTATTTCTTTCGTGCTTATCATCAATATTTCCTTTTCCGTTTGTTTTTTATTCTTATATTATCGTTTTTTATGAAAATATCAAGCAAAAAACCTCTTTAAAGGAAAACCCTAAAGAGGCTTTTTGACAACGGAGAAGGTGAAGATAGAGAACGGGCGGCTACGGCGGGTCTATACCTCAAGCCCTAGCACAGAAAGCGTCTAATGGCTACTATTGAAATGCTCTGGCGACAGAAGATCGCTTAGCTTCAGGGCCCCACGGCCCAAACCCCCAAAGGAATATGAAATGCTAAAAATTCTCGCTTATTGCTACATCCCCGCCGCTTTTCTTTTCTCAGCGGCTAACAGTAACAGCGATATCGACCGCTTTAGCGCGCTTATGCTAAGCGCGCTATACATAGCTACCTGCGCGGTTTTCGTCACCTATATGACCGCGTTCAGCAAAATCAGCCTCAGAAAAGGAAGGGCCCCGAGCTATTTCGCGACGGTAAAAGAAAAACTTTTTCGGGCTAGAAACACATCAATGCGCCTGTTTTTATTTGATTCAGTAGTTTTTGCCATGGCCATTGCAGGAAAAACACATATCTTTTATCGAAACGGCTTTTATTCTCTCTCGGATTTGGCAAACATTTCCCCGCTATTTTTTACCCTCATGAGTCTGTTCACCTTGTCTTACTTCTGCTACAGCCTTAAATCCCTTCAGGATTTGAATTTCGAAATCGACGAGCGAAGCACCGAAGATCGGTAAAAAAAGCTCGCTTTGCCGTAAGCAAAGCGAGCTTAGCCAAACAAACGCTGAACAACCCTTTATCACTCATCTCGGGCGGCCAGAGCGTCCAAAGCGTCCGCCGCGATCCGGTAGCAATCCGCCAGATACTCCGCAGCCCTTGGATTCCCCCACTCCTTATCGGCCTCCTCAAGGAACGTGCCAATATCTTCCCAGCTTGTGAGGAACGAGAGCGGATTCAATTCAGAAAATCCATCAGCCGCCCGCGGGCGGTCATCCTCAGGACAACCAGTCGTCATCGCTCTCCTCCATGGGGAGAGGCGTGATCGCGGGCGCCTGGGCGGTCTGAGGCGACTCAGGGAGCACAAGCGACGCCGCGGACGCCGGTACTGCCAGGCGACTGACCGCACGCTCCAAAGCGCTTTGAGGCGCCGCACCAGACGCTCTGACGGGCTCCACGTCAATCACATCACTGGGTTCTGATCCTGACCGCGCGACACGGCTCTTTGCCGCCGCGATCGCGGAGGCGAACGTGACATTCACGTCTGTCGTTGAGTGCGAACCAAAACGCTTGGGGAATCGAATTTTCAGAAGCTCAAGCCCCGCCTGAACCGAAAGCTTTCTTGCGAACACCGCGTCCGCTGTTTTCTCTATCACCCGACGCTTGCCGTCGGAATCCGTAATGACCGTGGTCTCGGTCTGATAATCCGGTGTCACCGCGATTCGCGCCAGAGCGTCCAGAATAACTTCCGCCCCGTCCTCTTTCGCTTTCTGATACCGCCCCTCGTCCTTCATGAGCCAGCGGGTGACGGTGCTGTTCGGAAGCCCGACCGCTTCCGCGTACCCTGTCGTTGTGCCTCCACAGGCGAGCCAGTTGTAGGCTTCGTCCAACGCTTCGGGTGACATCGCATCCCTCGGTGCCAGCGCGGGAAGCGCTGCGGTCACTTCGCGAAGCGCTACGGAAAGAACGGCTTTGTAGCCGCCATTCCCCTTGTAAGTCCTCTGCGCTTTCGGTGGCTTCTTCCCACCCCAGGGACCCGGACCCGGCCCCATCTTGATGGGCTTCTCATCGGACGGACGAGGGGCCTTGCGCCCCTTCCTCTCTTTCGCCTCAGCGGTGTCCCGTCCTGCCCTCGTCATAAATCCTCGCCGCCGTCTGACAGCGACGGCGCCCGTTCACAAATGCCCCCAGCGTTGAGCGGGGAATCCGAAGAAGACCCGCGACCTTCTTCCGCGATACCCCGGCTTCCACCAGGGAGTGGGCTTCGTCGACCGTGGCGTCCGAATACCGGGACCGCGGATGACTCTCACCAATCCGCCTGCCGTTTTCGTTCACGCTCACCGTCATCGCTCTTCGCCCTCAAATCCCGGCTGAGCCCCAGGTGCCCCGCCCTTGTTCCACCAACCGGTATGCGGTTCCCAGACCCCAGCCTGAAACTGGTGCCGGGCCAGGTACCCACCAGCGTTTCATTGCCTGCATCTCGGCACCCGCCCGACGTAAAACTTTTCGTCCTTCGTGCCCCAGTCCTGCGCATGACCCGGGCGCTCTGCGGAAGCGACACGGCTCGCGAATCCGTTTCACTCCTGCATGCCGGCATTATGCGGCGGCGATCAGGAAATGTCAAGCTCAAGCCTTTGACTTTAAACGACTAATCGAGTTTATATCGACTTTAAAACAGGTTTATATCAGGTTTATACCAGCTGGGGACGGTTTGAAAATTGCACTCCCCGTTCACGCCACCACCCCCACGCGCAACGGCCGGCGTTGGGGGCCCCGGGGGCCTCGGCGGAAAAAGCAAAACCGCTTTTTTCTCAAAACTGAATGATCGTTCATTCGTAATTCCCCCAGAAAAGTCACCGCCAGGCACAGCCGTGAGGGTTAACCAGAACAAAAACGACGACCCGGCGGGGTTGATGGTCGAAATTTATGACGATTGAAATTTAAATTTTCTTAATTAATATATTGATTATTTTACTATTTCTCATTTGTAACAATTTTCTTATTCAACATAAGTCCCGTTATGTTGAATCGCGGCGCCTTCCAGACGCTCGGCGAAGCCTCTCAAGCCCGCCCCCGCAGAGGAAAGAGCCGCGAAGCCCGCCGGCGCTGGGCTCGAGCCGTGCCGCGGTTCACCAGAAAGGGGCTGGCCGGGGCTTCGGCGGCGGGCGCGGTGGTCTTCCACGGCTTTCGGCGCCGCCCAGGATCCTGAGCGGCAGATTTTCCGCGTTTCGGCCCTTTTATACATATCCACGCTTTTTAGCCCCTTTTTCTACCTTTTTATATATAAATTTTTCCTTACGCGAAGATAGGAAAACAGCCCTAAAAGTATAGTAAACGTAGTAAATAGACACTTTTCGCCCTTTTTTCTAAAAGTAGTGTCCCTTTTCCATTCTAAACGCGGATTTTCTGCTATTGAGAATCGTTCTCATCAGCAGATTTTTTGCGTTTCGGGCTAGACTTCAATCGAGCGAAGCGCAGATTTTCCGCGTTTCCTCTTCCTGGTACAAAGACCGCGCCGGACTGGCGAAAGGCGGAAAAAGGAGATTACGAACATGAGGACTATAGATATAAGGCAGAAAGAAAGAGCGCAGCGCCTGGCCAAGTTACTGCGGGAAAGCGACTTAAAGCAGTCAGAAGTAGCCCGCTTTTTAAAAGCGGCTCCGGGTTCAGTCTCAAAGTGGTATAGCGGTGACGCCGCCCCAACTGGTGCCCGCCTCGAGGCTCTGGCCTCTCTGCTCGGTGTCTCTGTGGATTTCATCCGCACTGGTAAAGATGACGGCGCCGCCATCGCCTCCGCCTCTGATTGCTCTTCCCTCGCGGTCAAGTCTTTAAACCCTGGCGGCCGGGACGCAGCTCTGAAGGCGCTGACGGTTAACGCGCCGATTCTCGCCCTGCTCGGTATCCCGGACGGCGCGGCAGTCCCCTATATGGTGGATAGTGACGCCATGGCGCCGGGGATCCCGCCGGACGCTATCGCCCTGGTGGATACCTCAATCGATGCCCCGGCCTCCCGGGGCGCTTTCAGTGAAGGCATATATTTGATAGAGAATGCGGAAGGCGCCCGGCGTCTGGCTCGCCTCATTTACACGCCCGCCGGGGCTGTCTTTATCTCGGATAATCCTATCTATCAGCGGGATCCCGTGCCGGTCGATAAGACGACGATTCGGGGCCGCGTTAAAGCGCTTATCCGGGTAGAGATCATATAACACGCTGATTCTTTTATCTTTCTTCTTTTTGAAGCCGCTCGATAGAGCGGCTTTTTTATAACAAACCAATAAAAAACCAAATAAATAATTTGATATATATCATAATGTTTTGTTTTATTCGTTTTTCTTTGTTTTTTATTTGGTATATTTATATCAACAGAAAGAGCCGTGGGGCTCTTCAGTAAAGGAGAAAGAAAAAAAATGGCTACGATTTGCGAAATTCTCAATTCCACCACTCGCCCGGACGGTAAGCCCGTCGCCGTCTTTCGTGATGCCTCTATTGATATAGATGCCGAACTATCTGATACAGATACGCGGCTTCTGCGCGAGATGCTGAACGTTATTAAGAGCGCTATCGCCGCTACCTGGGACGACGACGAGGACGACGAGGACGACGAGGCATCTGATCAGTTCTCGGAAAAAAACGGCTGGTCTTCTGATTGGTACCCGTGCGCCTTCTCTGTCTATAGGAAAGTCGGCGACCCGGACCGCTGTTATATCGAATCTATTGAAGGCTTTGGCGGCCCCAACTTTGAGGCCGTGTACTCCACAGAATGGCCGATGGAGCATGCTGAAGTCCGTGGCCGCTGGGGCGGCACCAATATCAAGATTGAAGAGTACGGTGAAGAGCTTTCTGATCGGCTCTTCGAGCGGGCAGAAAGTGAATACCCGGCGGAATATTGAAAGAGGGTGGCGGCTTATGTCTACGTTTTACTACGACCTATATATGAGCTCACGCCCTTTCGGCGTGGCTCATGAGCGGATTGAGAAAGAAAGCCCGCTGACTCCTGGAGATGTCAGCGCCTTCGCTCGGCGCCACACCCCGGCGGGCAATATCCGCGGATGCCGTGCGCACTGCCGACCGCTCAGCGGTGAAAGTCTTTACTTTTTCCCGCTTGGGTACACGAACCGCCCCGAGTGGGGTACCGACGCGCCGGAAGTACTTGAAGTCTTCTGCCGTCCGGTAAACGAGCCTGAGGAGGTCTGATCATGGATAGCGTTTCTCTTACCCCGGGTCTTGCCCGCTCTTTCAAGGCGCTCAGCGTCTTCTGTGGCAAAGGAGATCCGCTGCGTCCGTACTTCGGGCGGCTGTATCTGCTGGTATCGCCCCGCGGGGTCACCGGATTTACAACAAACGCGCACCGCGCGGCGGTGTGCGGAGTCGATGCGGCGCCCGCTAGCGTAGCTGAGATCTATATAGTCACGCCCGCCGGGCTGTCTCGCCTGAAGTCTTATAAGAAAGCTGAGCGCGAGCCGCTTACCCTTTCGACAGCGGCCGGCGATCTGCTGCCAGTAGAGAATTTCGACAAGGTTCAGAAGCTCTATAGCGTTATAGGGGGCCGTTATCTGGCGGCTAATGACAGTAGAAGCGCTACTTTTTCAGCCATTACGGTAGACCCGAAGTATCTCGCTGAGATCACAAAAGCCGCGGCGGTCCTCACTTCGAGCGCTCGCGATGGGCTCGCGCTTGAGCTTCAGACAGCGGGTGAAACTGCCGGCGCCCTGCTTTTTAATGCCCGCGGCGGGAAAGCAAGCGAGGATCCGGCAGAGTTTCGCGGCGTGCTTATGGGCTTTCGGGAGTTTTGATCATGGACGATACGACTTTCACCCTCGTCGCTCTGATCACCCGCGAGCGGCTTTATAGAGCGGATAAAGAAGACGACTTAACACCGGCCGAGTTTGGCGCCGTGTCTATCCGGATCGTCAGTCAGATCCTGCGGGATCGCTCAATCGTGCCGGATCGCGAGGCGCTTTTAAGAAGGTGTGGCGGCTTCAGCAGCCTTTATAAAAGAGTCATGCTGAAACTGATCTGAACCGGAAACAATTTGATTCCTAGTACTTTGGTCTTCTAGGGGGCTACGCGCAAAAGAGAAAAGCGCGTAGCCCCCTTTCTTTTATATAGAGGCTCGAAAATGTCGGACGGTAAAAAATTCGCGCTCTGCCTGCTTGGTGTCATCGCCTTTACGGCTTTTCTTTTCCTGGTGGTCTTTCCGGCCGCGGACCTTCTTATTTATGCAAGAGTCGCCGCGGAATGCCCGCCGATCCCCTGACCTCTTAATTACATATTGGTCTTTTTCCATGGGCGGCCCGCCTGGCGTCTTTCTCCTTTAGTACCCCCACGCGGAAAGCCGGGCGGACCGCCCACGGAAAAAGATCTTATGCATCACCAGTAACCAACCTTTAAAGGAGAAAAAAAAAGATGTTGGAGGAAGTTTTAGAAAAAAATACCCTCGCCCTGGAATCTCAGGCCGTCGCTATGGCGGCGCTTGCGAAGGCGTTCGAGCGCTGCGCCGCTTTAATCGAGCGCAGAGCCGCGGCCGCGGGGTCGGCAGAGAAAAGCCCGGCAGTTTCCGCCGCGCCTCGTAGCGGCGATCCTGACGCGGCGGCGGGCGCGTTTAATGCGGATTCTGTGCCGTCCATCCCGGAAGAAACGCCGACCGTTTCCGGGGAAAAAACGGAAGAAAAAACGGCGGAGCCTGAAGAAACAGAAAACGTTTCTCAGGCTGAACAAGCGGGAGAAATGGAAAAAGCCGCCCCGGAAGCGCCGGCGGCTGAATCCGGTGACGTCCCGCCGCCTGATGTGATGACTTCTGTTTGTGAACGGACGCTGAAACTCTCGAAGGCGTCAGAAAATTACCGCTGCCAGCTTCGTGACCTTGTCCACTCGTTGGGGGTGCGGAAGATTTCCGACCTTCGGGGCGCGGCGCTTCAGCAGTTCGTTGACCGTCTGACGGTTCTCGAGCATGAGGCGGGGGCGCTCTAGCCATGGCGCACGGGATTTTAAGCCCGAGCGGCTGGAACACCTGGGGGCATTGCCCCGGTTCAGTTTGGCTCTCAAAAGATCTGCCCGAATCGACATCTCCGTATGCGGAGGAAGGGACAAAGGCTCACGAACTCGCCTGTGCCTTAGGGCTGAACAAGGCGGGAAAAGCGCCGAACCCCGATCTCTCGGGGTACGACGATGAGATGATCCGTTGTGCCCGAGCCTGGGCGCGGCTTACGAACGGCTACATCAATGCCGATTCCGGCGCCTCCCGGTTTGCTTATGAGGATCCGGTAGACCTTGAGACCGTAACAGGGGAAAAAGCTCACGGCACGGTGGATTTCTGGTGTCTTCAGAAGTCCGGGCGCCTGGTTGTCTGTGATTTCAAGTACGGGATGGGAGTTCAGGTTCCATCAGATCACAACGGTCAGCTCTCTATCTACGCGGCGGCGCTGCTCTCGAGACTGAACGCGGTGGGCGCCGGTCTTGCGGCGCCGGCTACCAGTGTTGAGATCGTGATTTTTCAGCCCCGGATTAATCCGGAGCCGTCAATTTGGTTACCGGCTAATCGTGAGTTCAATGATTTCATTTTCGGCGTGATCAAGCCGGCCACCGCTCTCGCGGTTGAGCAGCTTGAAGCGTCGAAGCTCTCCCCGGTTCCCGGCGAGCGGTGGACTACTCAGGCAGAGGACGGCTACCGGTACGCCCCGAAGCTTATTCCCGGGGAAGCCCAGTGCCATTTCTGCAAAGCAAAAGCCGTGTGCCCGGCGCTCGCCGTCAAGGTCTCTGAAGAGATCGGGCGGGATTTCGATGTGATCGCGCCGCCTGAGCCGCTTAAGCCTGCAGGTCAGGAGGGAGAGCCCTCGGCGGAGAAAGCGATCAAGGTTCCGGCAGACGCTGAGCATCTCGCGCGAGTGCTCCCCTGGCTCGAGACGATCGAGGATTGGTGCGACGCCTGCCGGGCGGCGGCTCGCTCTCGCCTCGAGCAGGGCGAAGAGCTCCCTGGCTGGAAGCTTGTCGCGGGCCGCAAAGGGGCGCGCAAGTGGCTCCCTGAGGCCGAAGGAACCCTTAACGGCATGCGGATCAGTAAAGCTGTGCTCTATGAGAAAAAGCTCATCAGCCCAGCGAAGGCAGAGAAAGCGGCGAAGGCGGGTGTCATCGGTAGCCGCCAGTGGAATTCAATGCGGCAGTTGATTACGCAGGAAGAAGGGAAACCCGTTATCGCCCCGGCGTCCGATCCGCGCCCCGCCATCCTCGCGTCAATCGCTGATGACTTCGATGTGATTGAAAGTGAGCCCGTGAAAGAGCTCCCGTCGCCCGCTGCGGCTCAGCAGGAAAACATGAGTGAAGAGGCTGAAGACCTCTTCGATTTTATTTAAGAAAGGAAAAGTGAAAAATGTCGAAATCCGTTCGTCTTATTCTTCGTGATGTTCGTTGTGTATGGCCGAAGCTCTTCAGGCCTGACGATTTCAAGGGCAAGAGAAAATTTTCGGTCGGTCTCATCATTACGAAGGGAAGCGAAAACGAGAAGAAGCTCTATGCCGCTATCAGGCAGGCAGTGGTTGAACAGTACGGCCCGGCAGATTCTGAGGCAAGACTCCGCAAATTTAAGCAGACCGGCGTTACCAAGTTCCCCATTAAGCCCTATGGCGATACCGAGGATCTGATGATCACGCCGAAGCTTGACGCGGAAAAGGCGCCTAACGGTCCGAAGGTCCTTGACCAGCATAAGAAGGATATCCCGCCTGAGCAGGAGAGCCGGATCCAGCCGGGCTACTGGCTGAATGCTTCCGTTGATGTTTTCTGCCACAACAAGGAAGGCGGCGGTCTTGCTTTTTATCTGAACGGCGTTCAGCTTGTGCGCGAAGACGCCCTGCTCGCGGGTGCGTCTTCGGTCGAAACCTGCGGTGACGACTTTGAAGACCTGGGCGACACCGGGGTTGAGGAAGCAGGCGAGGAAGACTTCATCTAACGGGGCGGGCCATGCTGGTTTATTCAGACCTGGAAACCTACAGCGAGTGCCCGATCAGCCGAGGGGCTTACCGCTACGCGGAAGACCCTTCGACTGAAGTCCTGCTTTGGGGCTACGCGGTGGATGATCAGCCGGCTCGTGTCTGGGATGTAACAGCCGGGCCGATGCCCGAAGATCTTCGGGCTGCGCTGAAGGAAGTTCTCGCCTGCCGGGCGTCTATCGTCTGGCACAACGGCATGAACTTTGACACCAATGTTCTCGCGCTGAATAAGAACGGGGTGAAGGTAGCTATCCCCCGCTCTCAGATTATTGACACTATGGTAATTGCCTATCAGCACGGGCTCCCGGGCGCTCTGGGGGATCTCTGCGAGGTCTACCGGATGCCAAAGGACGCCGCCAAAGATAAAGATGGGCGTCGGCTGGTTCAGCTTTTCTGTAAGCCGCACGCTTATGGCCGTGATGATCCGACGCCAATGAGATTCACGAAGAAAGAGCGCCCGGAAGACTGGGAGCGCTTCGTGAATTACTGCCGGCTTGATGTGGAGGCGGAACGGGCGCTCTATAAGAAGTTGCCGCGTTTCAATCTGACAGAGGCCGAGCATCGTCTTCAGCTGCTGGATGACGAGATTAATCACCGGGGCATGCTGATGGATGTGGATCTTGCCCGCGCGGCGATTGACCTGATGGCCGAAGGGGCAAAGAAAAGCAGGCTTCGCACCGCGGAATTGACGGGGGGCGAGCTTGATTCAACAACACGCACCCAGGCGACGATTGATTATCTGGCGAAGCGCTTTGGCATTGAGTTGAAGAATCTCCAGAAAGCTGAAGTGTCCCGACTGATTGAGGATGACTCAATCCCTGAGCCGATGCGGGAGCTTTTAAGAATCCGGCTTTCGTCTGCGAAAGCCAGCGTAAAGAAGTATCAGGCCATTCTTGATTGTGTGAATTCAGATAATCGTCTCCGCGGTGGACTTCAATTTCGCGGCGCTTCGCGAACCGGTCGATTTTCGGGGCGCCATATGCAACCGCAAAATCTACCCCGTCAGACGCTTTCGCCCGAGCAGATTGAAGAGCGGATCGAAGAAACGCTTGATGGCTCACTTCTTGAATTCTCGTCCGATCCGGCGGGCGAATTGGCTCAGTGTCTGCGCGGAACCATTACGGTTCCGAAGGGCTCGAAGATGGTAGTCGCTGACTACTCCAACATCGAGGGTCGGGTTCTCGCGTGGATGGCGGGTGAAGACTGGAAGCTGAAAGCTTTCCGGGCGTACGACGCCGGCACGGGCCCTGATCTTTATAAGCTCACTTACTCCCGCGCGTTCAATGTTCCTGTTGAAACCGTGACGAAAGCCCAGCGCCAGATGGGTAAAGTCCTTGAACTCGCCATGGGTTACGGCGGTGGGGTTGGGGCATTCGTGACTTTCGCCCGCGGCTATGGCGTTGATCTCAACGACATGGCGGAGGGGCTTAAGGGGGTAATCCCGCCAGAGGTCACGCACGACGCCGAGCGGCTCTATGAGTGGGCAGTTGATAACAAGCGCACTGGCGGGCTGAGCCACGGCGTCTGGGTAGCGTGCGACTCTGTTAAGCGTCTTTGGCGGGCGGCCAACGCCGGCATCGTCTCTCTTTGGGGAGCTGCGGGCGAAGCTTGTCTTACGGCGGTTAAAGAGAAGGGGGTACGGGTTCCTATCGCGCTAGGCGGAAAAGTTTATGCCGTCATGCGTGGATCCTGGCTTCTGGTTCACCTGCCAAGTGGTCGTTTCATCTGCTACCCAGCGGCAAGGATCGACGAAAGCGGGGCCTCTATTACTTATATGGGGGTCAACCAGTACACGAGGAAATGGGGGCGTATTGAGACTTTCGCTGGGAAAGCCGTAGAGAATCTGACCCAGGCTGTGGCCTGCGATGTTCTCTGTCACGCCCTTCCAATCGTGAGCGACGCGGGCTATAAGCCGATTCTCACCGTGCATGACGAGATTCTGACCGAAGCCCCGGACACGCCTGAATTTAACCACAAGAAACTTGAAGTACTGATGTCAACCAATCCGCCGTGGGCGATGGGGCTTCCCCTTTCCGCCGATGGCTTTGACTCTTATAGGTACCACAAATGATGACGCTCGAAAAAGAAGATGATGCTTTTGACCCGGTCGATCGTCCGAAGCATTACGTAGATCTCAGATATTTTTTTGAACCTATTGATATATGCGAGCTTTACAACTTCAACGTGGGGAACGCTATCAAGTACATTCTTCGCGCCGGTCATAAGGAGGGGAATGATGAGCTTACGGATCTCAAGAAAGCCCTTTGGTATATGGATCGCGAGGGAGAGAGGGCTTGGCGGTTTTCCGAGGCGCGTTCCACAGGTCCTAGGGGCTACCCGACATATTTGGATTTTGCCGCGATCCTGGTATACGCATCCCACAGCTCTGTATTGATGGAGCTTTTAAATATCGGGGGCGATTTGGCTACGCCGCTGAAAGATATAGGGGCTTATAGCCGAAGCTCTTTCGACAGAGCGAAGGCGGCTTTGCGCTGCCGTATAGAAGAGATCGAGAAAGGAGACCGATGATGACGCCTGAAGGTCGGGTTGTTGAGGCGCTGCGGGAAACCGTAGCGAAGGCCGGCGGTGAGTGCCGAAAGGTTGAATGGGCTGGCCGCGTCGGGGCTCCTGATTGGTTTGTCATGCTTGATGGTTTGAGCTTTTTCGTTGAGTGCAAGGCACCAGGCAAAAAGCCATCGCCGATCCAGCTTAGAGAACACGAGCGTATGCGGGATATCGGGGGGTGCACGGTCTTCGTAGTCGACGGTGCTGATCAAATCCGGGCTATCGTTCGCGCTGTTGGGCGGGGCGAGACGTTATGAGGCGGGCGTTTCAGCTGCGGCCGTACCAGTACGATATCGTCCGCTTCATCATCACGCATCCCCGCTGTATGGTCTGGGCGGGGATGGGGATGGGGAAGACGATCTCTACGCTGTTCGCACTTCGCTATCTTCTCGATTTCGAAGACGCCGCGCCGATTCTTGTAATCGCGCCGCTCCGCGTAGCACGTTCAACGTGGCCTGATGAAATACGAGAAAGTGTGGATTTGATCCACATCAAGCATTCATTGATTTGCGGGCCGGTTGAGGAGCGAGAAGCGGCTCTGGCCGCTGACGCCGATGTTTACATTACCAATTTTGAGCAGATCCCGTGGCTCGTTAAGCGGTACGGCCGCGGCTGGCCATTCAAAACCATTGTGGTGGACGAGGCAACGCGGCTTAAAAGTTTTCGGCTGCGCCAGGGGAGCCGGCGAGCCCGGGAGCTTGGGCGGGTAGCTCATCTTTTCTGCGATCGGTTTATCGAGCTTACCGGTACGCCGGCGACGAATGGGCTTCTCGATCTCTGGGGGCAGGCGTGGTTCATTGACCACGGCGAGAGGCTGGGGCGATCCATGCGCCAGTATGAGATGACGTACTTCCGGCCTCAGAGAGTCGGCGCCGAAGCTTTCGCCGTCAAGTGGATTCCGATGCCGGACAGCGACGCCCGTATAAAAAAGCGGCTGTCAGATGTCGCGATTACGGTTAACGCCGAGGATTGGTTCCCCATCGAGAAGCCGATTGAGTCAACCATTTCTGTTGATCTGCCACCACCGCTCGCCGCTAAATATAAAACCCTGGCGGACGACTTTTTTGTACAGCTCGCCGCTGGAGAGATTGAGGCCGCGAACGCCGCGGTGAAATTAGGGAAGCTCCTTCAGTTTGCGAGCGGGGCGGTGTACGCGGACGACGGTAAAAGCTGGCTTCCGGTGCATGACCAGAAGATCGAGGCGCTTAAAAGTGTCATTGAGGAAGCCGGCGGGGAGCCGGTTCTCGTAGCGTACCAATACCGGCACGAGCTGGAGAGGATCCTTGCCGCGTTTCCAGCGGCGCGGGAATTGGATAAAGACCCGGAAACTATCGCCCGATGGAACCGAGGAGAAATCCCCATTCTTGTGGCGCACCCGGCCGCGTGCGGTCATGGCCTCAATCTTCAGAATGGGGGGCGGATTCTGGTGTTCTTCAGTCTGGGTTTTAATTACGAGCATTACGCGCAGATGATTGAGCGAATTGGCCCTACGCGTCAAACGCAGGCGGGGCACCCTCGCTCAGTCTTCATCTACTACCTCGTTACCAGGGGCACGGTTGACGGCTCGGTACTCCAGGCTTTGAGAAAAAAGGAAAAGGTTTTGGATTTTATTTTGGGGAGGGTAAAGCATGAAAAAGGAAATCCCTGAAGATATTCAGGCCGCACTTACCCGGCGATGGGTTTCTGTCGGCGCTCTTGCGCAGGAACTTTGTCGCCGCCGGATCGTATCAAATACTAAAGCGGGCTATCGATTCCTTCGATGCGCGGTCATCGAAGCCGGCGGTCAGCGGATCTCCGCCGGCCGGAAGTCATGGATCACGCTGAGCGGCAATCCCGCGCCAACAGCAGAATTGAGGGCGCTGGAAGAATGGGCAAGTGTTCCGCGCGAATGGCGAAAGAACCACTCAATACAGCGCATATCGGATTTAAGGGATTATATCCACGCCGCGCTTCTCGGCGCCCTTGCTTACCAAGGGGATGAAGCGGCGATCCGCGCCTTTGAAAAGTTGCGCAGGGAAGCAGTAAAACCTTTTCCTGTATACGCGGCAACCCGTGGTCGGGGAAATCCAATTGATGTTTTTTGCTACGGCGAAAAAGCGAAGAATTTAGAAGGAGAAAAAAATGGCTGATAAGCTTTTGCGAATCAGGGAACTGGAGGAATTCTTAGGGCTGGGGAAACACTCTTCGCTTCTCTACAAAATGAGAAAAGACGCGGCTTTCCCAAAGCCCGTGTACTTGTCTGAAAGAACCCCCGCGTGGTGGGCTTCTGAGGTTGAGCATTATCTCAAAGAGAAACGGGCGAAGGAGCTTATGTGATTTATTTAAGCCTGTCAGCGAGGGTACGAAGATCGGGGCGGTAGTAGCGCATTGTCATCTCGGTCGACGAATGCCCCAGCTGGCGGGCGAGTTCCATAGGGGATAGGCGCGGCGCGCCATCCTCCGCGGGCGACGCGGCCCAGGTGCAGAAGTACGCCCGGGCGTCGTGAAAATGCAGGTCAGCCTGAAGCTCTCGCCCAGCGCTGTCCGTTATCGCATGGACGCCCGCACGCCGTTTCAGCTTGATGAACTCCCCTGGAAGTGTCAGCGTATTGATACCCCATACGCAGGGGGAAAAGCCAAGGCTCAGAATCAACCCCAACAGTCGGCGGGCTTCTGCCCCCATTGCTACAGTTCTTCCAACGGCGGTTTTCGCGGCCTCCGCCGGCAGATGGATAACAGAGCCATCTATCCAGCTTCTCTCAATTTTAACAATCTCCCCTTTCCGCATACCCGTAAGCATTGAAAACCGGAAAGCGGCTACCGTCCGCTGGTATGAATTGACCGGCGGCTCTGTATCCTTCCAGTGAGCCGCGGCGCAGAGCCGCTGGTATTCTTCTTCTGTCGGTATCCGGGTTCGGTGGGGATCGCTCCTGGGGAATTTTACTTTGCGCAATGGGTTTTCTTTTAGCCACCCCTGGGAAACAGCCCATGAGAGAACGCTTGAGTAGTAAACCAGTTTCGAATAAATGGTACCTGGCTTAAGCCCCCGCGCTTTCTCGCTTTCCATAAAAGCGTCAAAATCTTTTGGCGTCAACGTTGATATCGCCTTTAAGGCAAAAGTATCTTTTCCCGCTCGCTTGACGGCGTAGCGGACCGATGGCGATTTAAGATTTTTTCCTTTGGCTTCATACCAGACGAGCTGCAAATCCGCGAAAGTCATGAGTGACTCAGGGATAAATCCGGATTTGTCTGCGGCTTCCTGAGCCAACGCCCAGCGCCGGGCTTCAGCCTTGGTATCAAAGGTCTTCGCTTTCCTTCTGCCCCGGATGCAGGTCTGAGCCTGCCACTTGTCGCTACGCTTTAGAAAAGTAGCCATATCTATGCAGTAAATTTGCAGTAATTAGACGCACGTACTATAGCATTTAGCTACCATAGGTAGTGGAGAAACGCCTATAAATACGTATTGCTACTATAAGGCATCCGCCGGGTAGAAGTAGAGCACCATCGGGAAGTGATCTTCCATCTTGAAGGGCTTGCCGTCTGAATCATTGATCTCGAAAATCGGGGCTTTCGTCATGTCTGACTCCTGTAATTTGTGAGTTTTGTGCCCCGAAAGAGAGGAGCCTCCCGGGGCGCTCTGTGTCTCAACCATTATGGCGCAGCGGCGGGTAGTCTGAGAGCTTCAGTGCGGATCTTTATTTTTATTTATTTTCAACAGCATTTCTTTTTATTATCGCATTCTTATCCGAGTCTTAAAAGCGGATTTTCCTTGATGCGTTTTTCTTCGAAAAGAGCGATACTTTTCTTGCGATCGGAAGAATCTCCAGTCGGGCCGGTAAAGCCCGAAACCGCGAGCATCTCTTCCAGCAACAGCCCCAGGAAAAGTCCGCCTATATGGTCCGTGACATCTAACCCCTGGGGCTTTTTCATTACCTGCGTTTTTCAGCGTTCCCACATTTCTGTAGTCTGAAATTCATCCGGCACTTTCTGCCTTCAACCGCAATTCCCCCTCGGTTCTACCCCTTGAGGAGGGTGAGAAACGGTGTCAGTTGTGAAGAGAATGTCTTTTGAGATGTCGCTCTGAAGAAGTCACGTCTCAAACCGCATCCCGCTGTTTTTCCGTCCCTTATCGGGTCACGCAGCCGGGCTCAGTTCCGTAGTGAAAGACATCTCTTCCGTCCCTTTTCAGTTGGTGCCTGATCCGCTCCCATAAGCACTAGATCTAGGTTTTATTAAGCGCGGATTAACATTCCCTAGTAAAATGCTCACTCACACACAGCTGAAAAGCCAATTCTCATCCTAACCACTCTGACAGTAGGTTACTCAATGCTGATAACTAAAAGAAGCGGTCAAACCGAAGAGTACGATCGCAAAAAAATTGCCCTTGCTATTACGAAAGCGTTTAAGAGCACAGGCATTGAACAACCCGACGATCTCGACGAGCTGCTTGATCTCGTGGAAAAGCAGATTCTCGTGACACCGGGCTGCTCCGTAGAAACCATTCAGGACCGTGTCGAAGAAGCTCTGATGCAGCGCGGCCACTACCAGGTCGCGAAGAACTTCATTCTGTACCGCGAAAAGCGGACGGAACTCCGTACCTGCCGCCTCGCGCTTTCTGTCGCGACGGGTGACAGCGACCTCGATGGCTGCCTCTTCGAGATCCAGAATGACTTCAAGGCGCCTGAGTATTCGCTTGAAGTCCTCACCGCGAAGTTCAATTCCCAGGTGTCGCCCACCGCGAGTGTCGACGAGAAGCTCGACACCCTGATCCGTTCCGCCGTGGAGCTCACGACGCAGAACGCGCCCCGCTACGAGCAGATCGCCGGGCGGCTCCTCTGCCACAGCTTCAAGCGGAAGCTCGCGCAGCGTAAGCAGAACCTCGGTCTCACGGACTTCTACACGAAGCTCATGTTCCTCACGGAGCACGGCCTCTACGGGAAGTACATTCTCGAGAACTACACGAAGGAAGAGATTGATGAGGCCGCCGGCCTGATCGATGAGAACCGGAATAAGCTCTTCAACTACTCCGGCCTTCAGCTCGTGCTCGAGCGCTACGTGATCAAGAGCCACAATAACGAGATCCTCGAGAGCCCGCAGGAACTGTTCCTCGGCGTGGCGCTTCACCTCGCGATGCCGGAAAAGAAAGACGTCCGGATGCAGTACGTGAAGCGGTTCTACGACATGCTGTCGAAACTCGAAGTGACGATGGCGACGCCGACTCTCGCGAACGCCCGTAAGCCTTATCACCAGCTGTCGTCCTGCTTCATTGACACCGTGCCTGACAGCCTCGCCGGCATCTACCGGAGCCTTGATAACTTCGCTCAGGTGAGCAAGTTCGGCGGCGGCATGGGGCTTTATTTCGGCAAGGTCCGTGCCCGCGGAAGCGACATCCGGGGTTTCAAGGGCGCCGCAGGCGGCGTCTCCCGCTGGATCAAGCTCGTGAATGACACGGCGGTCGCCGTGGACCAGCTCGGTGTCCGTCAGGGCTCCGTGGCGGTTTACCTCGATATCTGGCACCGCGATATCCCCGAGTTCCTCCAGATGCGGACGAATAACGGCGATGACCGTCTGAAGGCGCATGACACCTTCCCCGCGCTCTGCGTCCCGGATTACTTCTGGCAGCAGGTCCGCGATAACTTTAACGGTGTCTGGTACCTGATGTGCCCGCATGAGATCAGCCAGGTCCGCGGCTACAACCTTGAGGACAGCTTTGGCGAAGAGTGGACGAAGCGTTACCTCGAGTGCGTGCACGATAATCGCATCACGAAGCGTGAGATCAGCCTGAAGGATCTGGTGCGTCTGTTCCTGAAGTCCGTGGTGGAAACGGGCACCCCGTTCATCTTCAACCGCGACCTCGTGAACGCGATGAACCCGAACGCCCACTGCGGCCACATCTATTCCTCGAACCTCTGCACGGAAATCGCGCAGAACACGGCTCCGATTCAGAGCGTGAGCCGCGAGATCAAGACGTCTGAAGGCACGGTTGAAGTCGTCACCACGACGAAACCGGGTGACTTCGTGGTCTGCAACCTCGCGAGCCTCAACCTCGGCCGCATTCCGGTGGATGAGCCGGGGTATCTAGAGCACCTGACGTCAAGCGTCGTCCGCGCGCTCGATAACGTGATAGACCTCAATTTCTACCCGACCCCGTACGCCGAGATCACGTCGAAACGTTACCGCGCGATCGGGCTTGGCGTAAGCGGCTATCACCACATGCTCGCGAAGCACGGCATCCGCTGGGAGAGCGAGGAGCACCTTGCCTTTGTCGATAAGGTGTTTGAGCGTATCGCGCACTCCGCGATTGAGACGAGCGCTCTGAACGCCAAGGACAAGGGCACGTACGGCATGTATAAGGGGAGCGACTGGGACACCGGCGCGTTCTTCGAGAAGCGCGGCTACAACACCCCGTACTGGGATGATGTGAAGGCCGATGTCGCGAAGTACGGCATGCGAAACGGCTACCTGATGGCGATCGCGCCGACCGGAAGCACGAGCATTATCGCCGGCACCACCCCTGGCATTGACCCGATCATGAACCGCTACTTCCTCGAAGAGAAGAAGAACGGGCTGCTCCCGCGCGTGGCGCCGGATCTCTCGTCCGACACCTGGTGGCTCTACAAGAACGCGCACCTCATCGATCAGAACTGGTCGATCCGGGCCTGCGGCGTCCGTCAGCGTCACATTGACCAGGCGCAGAGTATCAATCTCTACATCACGAACGACTTTACGATGAGAAAGGTGCTTAACCTCTACCTCGAAGCGTGGAAGTGCGGCGTGAAGACGATCTATTACATCCGCAGCAAGTCGCTTGAAGTTGAAGAGTGCGAGTCCTGCTCGTCCTGATGGAGTGAGTTAAAGAAATGTTCAAGAAAAAACCGTTGTTCAACCCCCAGGGGGATACTGATATCGGCGCAATTCAGATCGTGGGCGGAAACCCGACGAACCTGAACGACTTCAATAACCACAAGTACCCGTGGGTCTCTGACTGGTACCGCCAGGCGATGAATAACTTCTGGGTGCCGGAGGAAATCAATCTCGCGCAGGACGTGAAGGACTACCCGAATCTCGAGGAGCCGGAGCGAAACGCCTATAACAAGATTCTGAGCTTCCTCGTGTTCCTTGATTCGCTGCAGTCCGCGAACCTCCCGAACATCTCGAGCTACATCACGTCGAGCGAAGTGAACCTCTGCCTCAACATTCAGACGTTCCAGGAGTGCATCCACTCGCAGAGCTACAGCTATATGCTGGACACGATCTGTTCGCCTGAAGAGCGGAACTCGATTCTCTACCAGTGGAAGGAAGATAAGCATCTCCTGAAGCGGAACACCTTCATCGGCGAGCAATATAACGAGTTCCTGAATCACCCGGATGAGCACAACTTCATCCGTGTCGTGATGGCGAACTACATCCTTGAAGGCATCTACTTCTACTCCGGCTTCTCGTTCTTCTATAACCTGAGCCGGAACGAGAAGATGCCGGGTTCCGCGCAGGAAATCCGCTACATCAACCGCGACGAGAACACGCACCTCTGGCTCTTCCGGAATATCTTCCGTGAGCTCCAGAAGGAGCACCCGGAGTGGTTTACGGACGACTTGAAGGCCGAGCTTCTCGATATGCTGAAGGAAGGCGTCCGCCAGGAAATCGAATGGGGTCATTATGTGATCGGCGACAAGGTCCGCGGCCTCACGCCCGGCATGATCACCGACTACATCAATTACCTCGGCAATCTCCGCTGGATGACGCTGGGTTATGAGCCCTACGATCCGAGCCACGCTCAGGAACCGGCTTCCATGCAGTGGGTCAGCCAGTACGCGAACGCGAACATGGTGAAGACCGACTTCTTCGAAGCCCGTGTCACCGCTTACGCGAAGAGCTCAGCTCTGGTGGATGACCTGTAA